TTTTGATATTTTTTGAGTAGGTGCTTGAAATACCATGCGGATATCAATTCCAGGATTAGATGCTAATACATGTTTCATTTTTAAACGATCAGCACTAGTCCATCGTCCTTTTGTTTCTACAAACATGAAGCTACCATTCTTTTTAACGAAAACGAAATCCGGAGTATATTTTGCTTTGCGTTCAGGTACTATATAATTTAGTGTTTCTGTCTCATAATTCAAAGGATAATCAGTACTTTTTATTTGTTCTGAAACTGTTAGTTCTAATCCTGATTTGTAACCATGTTTTAAAGCATTAGCTCGTTTTGAATTTCCTGAGCTGTGAAAATGATTTTTTCTCATAACTTATTTTAAGTATTTTTTAAATTACATCAATATAATTGCCTGGAAGCCAATAATATTTCGGTTTACCTTCAAATTTAGAACTACTTTTAATATAGAAATATGTATAAATAATTGGTTTTTTATTTACCGATTGTTTCCAATTATTTGCTACATAAATTTTATTGCCTTTAATTTGATCTGATATTATATCGCCAATTTTAGCATTTATTATCTTATAATCCGATTGATTCTTTGATAAAAATCCGCTGCTAATAGAACCATTTGATTTATTTATCTGATCAACTGTTACTGCTTCAAATCCTCGAAATACACTGTCTTGTATCCCAGTACGTATTTTATATGATTTATCATATGTTAATAATTTTAATGCAGCACTTGTTACAAAATCACCCATCTTAAAAGATGTTTTAATAGATTCGTATGCTGTAGTATTAATTAAAAAACCATTTTCCATACGAAATAATTTATCTCCTTCAGGAATATTAGTGTCTTGATCAGCTGGAGTATCTAATTTTTTAAAGTATGTATTTAATTTTTTAATACTGTCAGCAAATCTAGTATCGTCTGATATATTAAAGGTTTTACCTGTTTTAATGTTTTTTGCCCACCATTTATTATCTTTAAATGCATATACATACATTGTATCATTTGGATACTCATATGAATATTCATTATCCAATGGAGCTGCTTCTAATAAAAAATTTTTTAATCGTATCATTATTTCCTTTTTTATCACCAATCAACCATGACCATTTTTCCAGACCAAATCATAATGTTGGAAGATTTAAAATCTAAATCTAAATCTAGATCCGGGATTCCTAGTTTGTTAATATCTATTTGAAGTGCTTTAATAAAATTCATTATGATCGGGTCAACACGTTTCAATCCAGCTGCGTTAACAAAATCGAACAAAGAAACTTCTCCGCCTTGCTCATATGAATATTGATTGTATTTTTCAACAATGCGATCAATACCACGTTTTAATGCTGACGGTAATTTATCAGCATTTGCCATTAAAATAACATCTTCATATACAGATGTTACGCCGCGTAGATCACCAACATAATAAACTGGAATAAATGTAGAATATTCTGTTATTTTATTTTGTATTTTACGTGCAACTTCTATTTCATCTGTACTTGTTGTTATTTTAAAAACTAAATCTTCATCATTTAATTTATAGACCCGACCGTTATCACCTTGACCAACGAATCGGAATCGGCTGCTCTCGATATTTCTGCCAATTTGAGCTAATTCCTGATCAGTCATTTCATAAAGTAATTGTTTTAATCGTATCATCATTATCCTTTAAATGTTATATCTTTATCTAAATCTAAACGAATTAAGAAGTTCATATCAACATCATTACGTTTGCGAATTGGTTGCGCTAATTTACCAATAGCTAAAAGTTGACCAAAATTGTCATACAACCCAATCGTTGTTATATAAGGAGCAAATACACTACTTGATGCAAATGGTAAATATGTTTCATTGTTATCTTGTGTAATAGTTGGATTCAATGACATATTAAAATCTCCAGAATCTAAACGTGTTACAACATTCATTTCATACAAAGTTTTTGTACTACGATATGATGCAGTATACGGTGTTTTCAATAAATCATTAACTCGATAATCTGGCGATGAGAATACTATAATTCCTTGTTGTCCAAATACATTTCCTACATATTGAGTTTGCAACGCAGACCCGCCTTCAGATCTATTAGCTAAATTAGTTACCTGAGTGTTAGTTAATGATTTATTAAATATTCGTATTTCGTCTATACAGCCTTGCAAATTAAAACTAGTTGCAGAATAGCCTCCGATAGATAATGAATCAAAATTATCAATTCTAGCAGAAGCAGTAAATGGCGATGATGATCTTTGAAGCAATGAACTAGTTACAGCAGAATGCAATGTTCCGTTAATAAACATTGCTAATGTATTATTAACTTTTTGACAAGTTACATGATACCATGAACCAGTAACAACAATTGATGATGTAATTTGTGCTTTAAATGTAGTACTACCTGCAGCAGAAAAAATCAACTGATTACTACCGCTCAATTCAATTTTAAATGGATATACTGGAGATAATGAACTAGATGCTTTTGCTAATATCAATTGATTAGAAGTAGTTGCATTTGCTCCACTAATAAAAAATGATATCGCATAATTATGATCACGATCATAATTTCCGTCAATCGATTGTTTAATATAACCCGAACCTTCAAATTTTGCAGCATGACCTAAACTACGTTTTTGCACAGTTGTGGTAGTAATACCTGGAATATATGAAACACCCTCTGAATTATATGTAATTCTAGAAGTATCAAAATATTCATTGAAGCCTTCATAAAATTTTACATCGGTAACAATTGAAGAAGTATTAAATGCGGTGTTAATAATATTACCATATCTATCACTTGAATATGATCCTGATACAGATGATGTAAATGTAAATGATGCTGGTTTTATTCCTTCGCCAATCTTTACTTGTGGTATAGAAAAAACAGATGCGGTTTGAAATAATCCTTTTTTAGTTTTATTGACATCATTCGGACCAAATGTATTTATTGGTTGCGTTCTGTATTTATAGAATAAATGATTAATAGAATAATATATAACAGATTGTAAACTGCCATCAATATTAGATGCATCATTATATGTTAATTCTGTATCCAAATCTGGCAATACATTTGAATATATACCTTGCAAAGGCAATAAACTTGATGTAATACTACCAGATACAATTGTCCAAGATTTATAAACTTGAAATGGAGAAACACCTATATCAGAAATATCTATTTTTTTAAAAACAGTAGGATATGTTCCGTTATAAGGATTTTCAGTATGTTGTAATCTTATTTCTGCCATGTTAGTAAAAACCCCGATACATTTAATATAAATATACCGGGGCTTAATTCATTAAGAATTTTTTAGAAATCTAATTTAACTCGTATAAGAGCTTCTCTTTGGAATGATTTCAACAACGGTTTAGAAAGTTTAGCTACCGCTAATAATTCTTGGCTGTCATTATATAAACCTACCGTAGTAATATATGTTTTAGGATCTCCAATAAATGTTGATTCTGCAATTTCACCAACTGACCCAGTTACGTATGATGGATTATTTGAAAAATTATATTCAGCATTTTTAATTCTTACAAAATAATGTGTGCTTGTAACTTTTTCAGAATTTCTTGCTAAGAAACTATATGCATCTCCCGTTGCAGTATTGGTAAGTAATGCAGATCCTGATATTGAATGATATAATGCAAAATGATTATTACCTTCTGAACTAGAACCAGTATTAGTTTGGAAATTTAATTTTTGATCTAACATTTTACCATCTAACACTAATACGCCGTGGTCTGGATAAGCTATACCATAATATTGTGGTGCTGATACATTAAATACGCCACCATTTAACGACCCTGATACGATATTATAAACTTTTCCAGATGTTGTATTAGACCCATTTGAAATAGTTGAATCATCAATTAATTGAATAACTGTAGTACCAGATACATTAACACTTCCCGTTGCATTTGCAGGTCTAGAACTTGAAATAGTTCGTAATGGCAATTCCCAATTACCTGCATCTAAACGTTCTTTTACTCTATCACGTTTAAAATTAACAACATAAACATAATCAGTTGAACCAGACCCAGCAGTGGTAAAACGACTGTCATTTGGATTAAGTAAAAGTTGACGATATTGTGAATAAATTGCTTTTGATGGCGAATCATTAAGTTGACCTTGCGAATCAGATCCACTACCTAATGCATGTCCGAATGCTAATGAATATTGTACTGCAGAACCAGTTGCTGTCGGAGTTGCTTGATAAACATCGATGTAATATTTTCTTTGAGTTGTAGTTTGTGTTGATGATGTAAAATATGTTTTTAATCCAGCAACACCATTACTCCATAACCCAGCAGTAACCACTTCTGTTTGATTTTTTACAATATCATTAACTGCATCAAATTTTGTAAATACACGTCCGTTTCTTGCTAATATCTGAGATTGTTGTTGTTGTGCAACTATTTCATTAGCCAATTGTTGTGCCAACTGTTGTACTTGTTGATTAACAGCTGCTGACACACCCGCAGCCGCCGGCGCCGGCGTCACAACATTCGTTGTTTGTCTAGCCGCTTGATTTGCTTGTCCAACTGCCGCTAATAAATTATTAGTTACTGGAACGCCGCCTTGTTTCGGTTGTTGTTTTAAAATTTTAATGAAATTATTCATTTTCATGTTTTTACCTATATTATAGTGTTGCAGTCGTTGCTTTTTTAACTGTTAAATTAATAGTAACACTACCACCAGTTTCGTTACCAACAACTGTAATTGTTGCTGTTTTATCTTCAATTAATTGTGTTTTTGCAACAATTCGGAATTCAAATCCTGCTACCGCAATACTTTGTGCGTCTTCATTATCTCCGATAAAACGAGGTGTTGTTGGAAGTACTGAATTTTGTAATGCTCGTGTAACTAAAATATCTGCAACAGATGAATCAGAAAGAATAGCTGTATATCCTAAATTAGCATTACCACCTTGGAAATTACTCGTATTTGGAGAAATAATTGCACTATTACCAGGAGCAGCTAATGTGATTGAAGTATTACCAACATTAATTACTGGAATATTTGTTGTTTGTTTCGGCAACGTTACTAATTTATAACGCAATGCTTGCGTTTCATCAGGTATTGCTTCTGTTACTGGCATATTTTCAATAATAGTACCGTAATAATTAGTTCCAAGTGGATGATCTGGATTCCATAAAGTATAATCAACTTCGTCATCACCAATAGCAAATTGTGTAATATTAAATGAACTTCCACCTTTTGCTAATAGTTCACGGCCTTTTAATGTTAAAATCGCGTCGACCGTAACGCTTGAATTATCTAGATAACCCATGTTATGTTTCCTTTTATTTTTAAATAAATATCAATGATATAAAATTTATACTAATACAAAACTACCTTGTTGTCCTACATTTTGATAAATCAACTGATTAGGATTAGAAGTGGTCCATTCAACAACCGGGCCGCCATCGATAGTTTGTGTAGAATTAATATTGAATCCAGGTGATGTAAGTTTACACCCAACCCATCTATGATTTGCAGTACCTTTCGGTAAAAAATCTTGTATTTGAGCAGCACTACCAGACCATGTTCCAGATGATGTCATAAACATAGATCCGGATGATAAATAATTAGTTGATGGTATCGAAACAATATAAGTAGGTTGTACTGCTTGACTCATCCAATATGGAGTAGATGCTGTTATGAATTGACTACCAGAATAAATTAAATATTCATATGAATATGCAAAACCACCATATTTTTCATAATTAGATGCCGTTAAATATGATTGCCATTGATCATCATCGATTGCAGAAACTGTTAGTATTCGACCATCCATATTTGCATCATACATTGAATATAAACCTGACGCAGTCGGAACTATAGATTCAATTATTGAATTATAAGTAGAATCAAATCTTTTAATTTCCGGTAAGATTGTATCTTTGCTTCGTTCTAATATGTTTGGTTGTATTAATATCCCTGTTAATTTATTAGTTCGCGCAGGCAATAATTGTTCTAACTGTTTAAAAAATGACAAATCAAACAATGTAAATATACTAATATATGCATTAATATCATTTCTAGATTGATATTTTTTCCAATATGAATCAGCAACTTGTATTAATGCCGGATATGATTTTTTCTCCGTTTCCCCTGGATCGCCGATATAATCATCTAATTCTGTGAATCCTAATTGAGCAATGATATCTTCATCAATCATTGTTTGAGGTGAAAAATATACGCCTAATTTTTTACTATCTAATGGTGCTTTATCAAATTGACTGCGTTCAGCTCTAGTTTTAACATCTAACGCCCCAACTAATTCATTATTTTCTAAACGAATCTTGTTATCATCATATGTTCCTGCACCTAATGAAATAGAATCATAATAATATGTTTCTTCAATTGAATTATACGGTGTTGCTAACGTCCAACTTGCAAATGATGCAGACAAACTAGATGATATAGGTTGAACGCCTTGCAAACTAGCAGTTTGTGAATGATTTATTTTTTGTGTTAATGGCAATCTAAACATCAATTCAGAATATGCATCAACATTACCATCATATGCGCCCGGTGCTTTTACGTGATTATCAAAAGCAGAATCTTGTAAACTTGAAGTCCAAAATCTTAATTCTTGCAATTGACCAACTAATCTACTTGCACCTGATGAAGTGCCGCCTAATACCATTGTACCGGGTGATGTAATAGAAGCTGTTGCTGATGCAGAAACTGCTGCAACAATTTTTCCATATTTAGATTTTTTAGCAATTAAATCTAAATTAGTACCATTTTTTCTAAGAACGGTTGATATCCAATCGCCATTAAACATTTCAATTTTAGCAGAGCCAGTACCATTAATTTTAATTGTACCCATATTACCACTACTAAAATCAATTGTTACTGCATTAGAGCCTATTGTATATAAGTTCATCGTGTTCGGCATCGATGGGTTATTCACGACATCATCTGTTCGGAAACGAAGTTCTACACTATTAATAGGTTGTGTATAATTTATTTGTACATTGCCAGCTGAACTACTACTTAAATCTAATGCATAGTCAAAATTTAATTTTTCATAAATAGGTGCCCTATCAATCCTAGGACCACCATATTCTTTGATACTAATTAAAGAATATGG